CATGAATGAAACTCCCGAATCTCAATTATTAGGTATTTTAAATGGCGTAGCTAAAAATAACCAACCCGAAACAATTCAAATAGGCAAGGTATTAGCGCCGCCGCCTAATATTAAAGTACAATACAAAGACTTTATCTTAGAAAAAGAAGACGTATGGATTAGTGAGTACTTGCTAATTGGCTACGAAAGGACAGCTAAGGGCACTATCGTATCTGAAACACAACCACGCAGCGGTGGCGGTGGATATGCTTTATTCGCAAGTCATACGCATGAAATCAATAATCCATATACAGATAATATTATCTATACTGATACCTTAAAGCCTGGCGAATATGTATCTATCATGCCGATACAACAAGTAGAAGGCACTACACAGCAATATATTATTTTAGACAAAATAGTACATTTATAAGAAAGGTAATGTATGGCTAATCCATTTATCAATAGTACAGTTAATACTACTGTATCAACAAATAAACTACCATACTTAACAGAATATGCATGGGATTTTGAAAATGATAGATTCTTAAAAAATGCAGAAGGTCAGCATATTATAGTTACCGAAAATGAAGCATTAAAAGTATGGATCTATAAAACACTCAAAACGGAAAGATTCCGTTACGTTGCCTATCATGATTCTTACGGAATCGAATTAGAAAAATATATAGGCAATACCAATATTAAAAATGTAGGTGAAATGATTAAAGCCGATATTAAAGAAGGCTTGTTAGTTAATCCCTACATCGTAAGTATTGATAGTATGACAATAACGCAGCAAGAAAAAGACGTTATCGAAATTACTATAGCCCTTACATCTATTTATAAAAAGACAATTATTAAGGTGGTGATGTAATGCCCGATATATTTGGCGCGCAAGATGTAAATACTATTCAACAAAGATTAGTAGACTACATCAAACAGAATGGAACAGAAGAAAGCGTTATCGAAGGCACATTTAAAAGGGATATTGTAAATTCTACATCTGAAGAATTTAAAAACGTCTATTTTGAAATGGATATGCTACGCGATGCCTTTTTCGCTAGTACGTCCTGGGGCGATTATTTAACAGAAAAATGTAAAGACTTTGGGATAGATAGAAAATTAGCAGCTAAAGCAAAAGGCGTAGTTACTGTTACCGGTAATGCTTCTGCATGGATTCCGGTTAGAAGTTTATTCCAAAGTACAAGCGGTCATAAATTCTATACTACAGAAGAATCTTATATCGAAGATAACGGAAAAGCTAATATCCCTATCGAAGCAGAAAAACCAGGGTCAGAATACAATATCGAAGCAGATACTATAACGCTTATTCCTATGAGTATTGGCGGCGTTAATTCTGTAACGAATCCTAAGCCTACTTATGACGGCTTCGATGAAGAAACAGACGAATCCTTATACCAAAGATACAGCGATTATATTCGTACTCCGGCAACTTCCGGGAACATTTACCACTATAATAATTGGGCTACTTCTATTGTTGGTGTTGGTGGCTGTAAAGTTACTGAATTAGTCGAAGGAAACGGCACAGTAGGCGTAGCTATCGTAGATAGTAACGGCGAAAAAGCCAGTCAAGACTTAATCAACAAGGTAAAAGCCTACATTGAAACAGTTAGACCGGCAGGCGCTAAAGTCATTGTATCTACTCCGGAAATTATGACTATTAATATTGTAATTAATGGCGTAGAAGGTACTGGAACAGTAGAAATATTTAAAGCCGGACTTACTAAATATTTTAAAAAGAATGGTTTTAAACTCAATAAAGTTACACAGGCAGATGTAGCCAAACAATTATTTGATGCCGGCTATACTGATTTTGCATCTATCACATTGAATGGACAATCTAGTTCTGTACAGCTTAACGGAAAACTACCGAAGATTGGAAGCGTGAATATCAATGGCTAAATTTGATAAAACGATTGGTAAAGACTTTTTACGTCAAGAAGATACTAATATTCTACGTTATTTACCTAGTTTTCTTTCTGAAAATTCCACTACATTTAAACTGGTAGGGGATAGCCAATCAGCAGAACACAATAAGCAAAAAGAAGCATTACTAGATCTATTCAATCAATGCTTTATTTCTACAGCTACATGGGGATTAAAACTATGGGAAAATGATTTATTTCTAAAAGTTAATGAATCTGATTCCGTTGAGAATAGAAGGCAGCGTATTTGGAATAAATTGCAATCTAAAAAGACGTCTACCATAGCTTTTTTAACTGAATTATTAAATACCTATGTAGAGAATAAAGACGGAACAATAACAGAAATCTATGATAGATACCAATTAGAATACCAGGTACAAGACGGAAGTATTACTAATTGGAATGATTTATTAGATACAATTCATCAATGGAAGCCGGCACATTTAGGATTTTACTTCATTACTCATACAGATTTAGGCGAAGAAGTATACTTCAGCGGCGTTGTATCTGATTATGAAGAAATATATATTCCTTGTAATTCAGACTACACAATGATAGTTAACGATACGGAAGCAGAATATATTAAAGACCTATCTAATCATAGTAGATACTAGAAAGGACATTATTATATGCCTAATAAAACTGGGGATTTTTTACCCTTACAATTAACTAATATCGGTCGCGATATGTTGACGCAAGGTCGCGCCGGTCATGTTCTAACTTTTACTAAAGTAGCGATTGGCGACGGCACAGCAACTGGAACAGCGGTAGATAGTTTAACAGCTTTAAAAAGCCATAAATTATATCTTCCTATCGCTAAAAATGAAACAGTACACGCCGGACAAATGCGCTTACAGTTTAGAGTAAATAATAAAGTTGTAACTACTGGATTCTACTTTAGGGAAATTGGCTTATATGCCAAAATAGATAATGGGGCAGAACAATTATACGCCTACACTACTTGCGGTGATAAAGCGCGTATGATTTACGACAAAACTTACCCTATTCAAGAAAGAGTTATTAACATTGATACAGTTATTGATAATGCTGTTAATGTTAAAGTTATTCTTGATTGGTCGATAGTATATGCTACAAAAAAAGATATTATCGACATGATTAAACCACATAAAGAATTAGCAGAATTAGACCATCCGGACGCAAGCGTTACTACTAGAAAACTTAAAGATAAATCTGTTACTTTACCTAAATTAGCCGATGAAGTTACGGATCTATTACAAAAAACTTATGTTAAGAAAACCGGCGATTCCATGACTGGGAATCTTAGTCTTAACAATTCAAGTATTGGCTTTAATAATGGTAATGGCAATTACGATGCAAAAATTAGAGTTGCATCTAATGGCAATTTTGATATTGGCGTAACGGAAGATTCCGCTAATAAAAATGCTACTAATCAACTATTACTACACAGCCAAAATAAGCCTAAATGGTACAATTCAGCTAATGGCGGTAAAGTATTAGCTACTGAAGAATATGTTAATACCGAAACAGTTAAATGCTTACCGTTAGCCGGCGGTACGATGAAAGGCGATATCACATTTAAACGTAACCAGTCTTCTATTAAATTAGACGGCGGCACTAATAAAATGCACTCTATCGATATAGGCGGCACAAACGGCGAAAATCTTGATATCGGTAATGCTAAACAAACAGCAGAAGCTAATTTATGTTGTTACAATCGTCCTGGTTGGTATGGTAAAGACAAGACTAATACCTTTAAACCTTTTTTATTCGACGACGATATGATAATTACTTCCGGCACTATCAACCATAATCAATTATTGCCTATTCCTGAAGGCTTCCGCGAAGAAGAATGTCATTGGATTTTAACTGTAGAAGAATCTCACGCAAATTTAAATGATAGAAATCAGATAATTATTGCCGGCGAAACCTCCTTAGGTGTGAATGTAATTTGTAAACGTGAAGGACGTAAGGTTATAGTAGGCACACAATACTCAATGCATTCTAACGATACCGGCAACTTTAGAGGTTATATTTTTAAACCAGGTACGGCTAATTATGTATGTATTTGTCGACGTCGTTTTTAATAAGGAGTTTAGATAATGGACTACGTTAAAAGACAACTTGAAACATTACATACAGGAAATGACTGGAACAGAAGTTATACCATTATTGGTGATATTGATTTAACTGGCTATAAAGCAGTATGTAAGATTAGGGATATGGAAGATAACTTAATTATAGAAGCAGAATGTACAATTCAAGACAATGTAGTTTATGCATCTATACCGGCTTCTAAATCTTTGACTATCCCTAATACAATACATGAAGGCTTTTACGATATTTTTCTTTTAAATAATAGATATTCTTACAAGTTAGTTATGGGGATTATTAAAATTATCCATAATATTTCTTTACATTAAGAAGGGTATATTTTTCATGCCAAATACAACTAATATTACAATTCCAGAAAATATCAATATTCGTATCGGTATTCCAGGGCAAAAATGCGAAAATGGAAAACCCTTAATATTAGATAACTTAACTGAAGACCAGAAGAAAGCCTTAAAAGGTGAAAGGGGAGATCCATTCCGATATGAAGACTTTACTCCGGAACAACTAGCAGCTTTAAAAGGTGAAAAAGGCGATAAAGGAGACCCTGGCGACAAAGGGGAACCTGGCTTACCTGGTAAAGCATTTACATATGAAGATTTTACAGAAGCACAGCTAGCACAACTTAAAGGCGAAAAAGGAGACCCTGGTTTACCAGGTAAATCTATTACATTCGACGATTTAACCGAAACACAAAAAGCATCTTTAAAAGGTGAAAAAGGCGATAA